TGTCAAGCAAATTATCAAATACTTCGCTTGGGTCATTATATATGTTCCTAATAATATGTGTATATGAACGAGAATGAATAGTCTCGCTAAATGTCCATGTGACTAACCAATTCTCGAGCTCAGGTAACGAGCACACAGGCATGAACGCTTCTGCTGGAGCTCTGCCTTGTACGCTATCAAGAAGGATCTGTCGCTTTAGATTGGAGGTAAAGATGTGTTGCTCATGCACAGTTAAAGATCGAAAGTCTTTGCTGTCTTTGCCGATATCTACTTCTTGTGGTAGCCAAAAGAACCCCAATTGCTTTTCTGTCAGCTTGTCAAAAGTTGAGTATCGGATGTTTTCGTATCTTGCAATATTGACAGGTGCTCCAAAGAACATAGGCTGTACAGTATTGTCAACTTTGTTGGTGTCGAAAACAGATCTCATTTTATCTCCTAGAGTTTACACGACTCGCAATCATCATCGTCTAACGGAAGCGACTGCTCGTAGTATGGGTGTGCTGCTGGCTCCATCTCATCGGTGGCACCATCGTATGTGTTAAAGTAGTATAGTTGCTTACCACCGTACTTGTAAAACATAACTAAGTGTTGCATCATCACACTCAAAGGGATCTTCTCCTCATCGAAATGCTGAGGATTGTAAGACGTGTTCACACTAATGCCTTGATCGATGTACTTCTGAAGTACAGCCATAATCTTCAAGTACCCATCTGGACTCTTCTGGTCCCATAGAAGCTCGTACTTGTTTTTCAATCTACGGTACTCTGGTACTACTTGCTTGAGTATACCATCCTTGGATTGCTTAATGGATACAAAGCTACGAGGTGGTTCGATACCGTTCGTAGCGTTACTTATCTGACTGGAGGTCTCGGATGGCATCAAAGCCATCAGGGTGCTATTACGAATACCAGACGTCGACAATTGATCTCGTAATCCACTCCAGTCCATTCGCTCACGGTGACCAATCAGCTCATCCACTTCTTTTTTGTACGTCTCGTTCGGAGTGATACCCATACCATACTTCGTTTGTTCTAGTGAGGGACATGCACCTTTCTCGCTAGCGAGGTCGGCCGAGGCCTTTATCAAGTAGTATGACCATGCCTCAGCATACTCATCGATAAGTTCTAAGTTTGGATCTGAATAGTTAGTGTCATGCTTCGCTAACCAGTATGCAAAGTTGATGATACCAACACCGAGCGGTCTACGATTCATTGTAGATCGTTCAGCAGCCTTTACTGGATAATCTTGGTAGTCTAGCAAGGCATCTAGTGCCCGAACAGCAATGTTAGCAGGTTTCTCAAAATCTGCTGGGGTCTTAATGTTACCCCAGTTGATAGCAGCAAGAGTACATAAGCTGATCTCTCCTTCCTCATCGTCATCGCTACGAAGAGGCTTAGTTGGAAGATTGATCTCGCAGCATAGGTTGGACTGACGTATTGGAGCTAGTTCTGGAAGGAATGCTCCGTGCGAGTTAGCATGGTCTACGTTCATCAGATATATCCGGCCGGTGTCCTTTCTCTCTTGCAAGAACGACGAGAACAAATCGATAGCGGGTACGGATTTCTTAGCAATCTTAGTAGAACGCTCAGCCTTCTCGTATAGTTCTTTAAACTTATCGTTGTCAGTGAAGAACGCATCGTATAGATCAGGCACTTGGTTGGGAGAGAACAAAGTGATATTGCCTCCTTGCACTAATCGTTCATACATTAGCTTGTTAAACTGTACACCATAGTCTAGGTGTCGCACTCTGTTATCTTCTGTACCTTTGTTGTTCTTTAGTACCAACAAGTCCTCTACTTCAAGATGCCAAATGGGGTAGTATAAAGTAGCTGCCCCACCTCGCACGCCGCCTTGACTGCAGGATTTAACACTAGCTTGCAGCAACTTGTAAAAAGGGATAACACCAGTGTGAGTAGCATCACCGCCACGAATAGGCTGACCAAGAGCACGAATGCTACCTGCGCCAATACCGATACCAGCTTTCTTCGAAACATAATTAACAACCGCTGACGACGTCGCATTGATAGATCCTAAATTGTCTGCTGTCTCGATCAGCACACAGCTTGAGAACTGTTTAATAGGCGTTCTGACACCTGACATAACAGGGGTAGGTAAGGAGACATCAAAGTTGGAGAACGCGTTGTATGCGTCTTTTATCCACTGCATACGACCGCTTTCACAACTGTGGAATAGCGTAGCAGCAATCAACATATACGCTACTTGTGGAGTCTCAAAGATTTGCTTGGATGCTCTGTTCTGTACGAGATACTTACCACGAAACTGCTCCATGGCAGCGTAGGTTAGATTGTCATCGCGCGAGTGATCAATAAACGTATCCATTACATCGAAGTCGTCTTTGGTATACCACTGCAGCAACTCTTTGGTATAAAAGCCTCGTTCGACAATGTCGCGAACGTGATCATATAACCGGATGGACGAATACTTGCCGAACACCTGCTTGCGCAGATGGTAGTTGATTAGCCGACCTGCGACATACTGATAGTTTGGCGTATCCTCACTGATAAGATCTGCAGCTGCTTTGATCAGAGTTTCCTGAATATCAGCAGATCGGATATTGTTGTAGAACTGCACATGAGACTTTAACTCGATCTCTGATGCGGACACCCCCTTTATACCATTGCAGGCCCACCATACTACTTTGTGAAACTTTTCGAGGTCTAAAGGTTCGCGATCGCCACTTCGCTTGGTTACAAAAATATCAGTCATGTTATAATTATTCCGAGGTTAGTTCTTCAAAATATACTTTGGCTTCTCTTGCCTTGTCGTCTATCCAAATGTCGTAATCTGGTTTGCCTGTAGCGATAGTAGTGTATCTAACACCCCAATCCTCAAGCTGATCAATGGTCTGGTCGATCCAGTCGATGCCAGATACGGTACCACGGGCAGTCCAGTAATGGATCTCATGCCCTTGATCATATAAAGCATTTATCTGCTTGATTCTATCGAATATAGGAACACTGTCCATATAGTCCGGAAAAGTGTCACTATCGCGATCATGGGGAGCAGTATCGCATATAGTACCGTCAATATCAACATAATATTTCATAATTTACCTAGTGCTGTTAATGTTAGCTATAATGTTAGTAGTCGAGTATCCTTCAACTGTTGGTACAATGTGTACCTCAGCAAGGTCGTTGCCGACTACCTGATCGACTGTATAGTCCCCGCCCTTAACTATTATGGATGGAGATACAGTTTTGATCAGCTCGTATGGGGTATCTTCTTCGAAGGTATATACCTCGTCAACCCATGGTAAGGCACTAAGCTGTTCTACGCGGGTTTGCTCATCGTTGATTGGACGAGTCGGACCTTTTAGTCGCTTGACGCTAGCGTCGGTATTGATACCTACAATTAGCAATCCCCCTAAGCTAGCAGCATGCTTCAATAGCTCAAAGTGTCCCTTGTGCAGAATATCAAACACACCGTTAGTAAATACTACATCGTTCATACTTTCTTCCATTGGTTAAGTCGCACAGACAAAGCAAGTCCATTCAAAGTGTTATTATCTATGATCTGCTGGACATTGTCTACGCCATTTAACACCATCTCATTAATATCTTTTTGTTGTATTGAAGATGGCCATACTACTACATTGTACTGCCTAGATGCAGCATCGATCATTACATCGACTAGCTGTTGATTGCGTGGTTGGTTATCGAATACTAACACGACGTTATCACGCTCTAGAACCTTCGATACGGCATTTAAGTCACTGCTACCTACAGCTACGCTATTGTCCAAGAACATGCTGTCAAACGGGCCTTCAGTAACGTATACGGGCTTTGATCGATCGATCTTGTTCAGGTTGTATATCAGCGCTGCATCGGCGTCAATACGTACTGTAATGTACCGTAACCTACAATCATTTATAGCTCTGCAATTAACAGCGACTAGGTTACCATCATCATTGTAGAACGGAATAGCTATCCTAGGATCACTCCCCAACACCCTACCTTCGTACCTCTCACTGAGCTGTTCAAGCTTCTGGCTATCGTCGACGAAGTATAACGAAGACCACTTGTCTTCGGGGATATGCCTATCACGCAGGTACTGCTCAGCAGGGGTACCTTTAATAGGCACAAATAGCTGATCGAGAATATTCTTTGGCTTGAATTTAGGTTGTTCGAAAGTGAACGGGAGGGCATTTGATACGCTAGTATTGGACTGCTTACCTTCTGCAAACTTCTCCATCACATACTGCTTGTACAAAGTAGGGTCGACGTTCTTTAGGAAGTTGGTAAGGTTAGCGCTGAACATACAGTTGTGGCATTTGTAGAAGATACCACCCTTCTTGCCGAAGAAGTATCCCCTAGCTTTCCACTTATTGGTTTTACTATCACCACAGATAGGACATCTGAAGTTAGCTGTGTATGGCTGGTTGCTCTTAACCTGGAACCTTTCAAGGCGGCTAGAGACTATTCCAGCGTACTTACGATCAATCCATTCACTCATAATATGTACATTCATCAGCGGCAACACCGCTAATTATACAGAGAGTGCTACTGAATGTCAACTAGGAGGGGTGTACTTCTTTTCTACAATGTCGTAGCCAACTTGATGAACAGTTCGGATTTCAATCTTATTGTCATCAACGTCGACTAGTTTGATATGCTTGGGAGAGAGCTTTACAATGCGTTTGCAGTGGTATGTCTTAGGTGCACGGTTTGATGCCATCGTACCACTTGGGCCGATGACAGTGTCACCTTCAAACCACACAGTGACATCATATCTCTTTATGAACAGAGATAGTGCCCACTGCCACATGCCTTTAAACATCTTATTCGCCTAGCATACTTTTCAGCTGCTTGATCATGTTGGCTTTGGTCTTACGCTTATCAAGCTCAAGTCCAAACTCGCGTCCATACTGCTCGAGCTGAGCTTTTGTCATCTTCATAAGCTCTTCGTCGCTGGGTAGTTCTAATTCCTCTACCTGCATATCAAACCCAGCTCCGAACATTTTACGTATAGCAAAATCCGAAACCAGATAACAACCAATGACAAATACCCCGCCAAGAAACAACCATGTAAACAAATCCATACTAATATCCCTTTTACATTAAAAAGTGAGTACCGGCAGCGACTAACGCTGATCCAATAACCAACCAAAACAACTTTGTGATCACAGCAATGGTTCGCGAACCATCTGCTACTCGATCTTCAATAACATCAAGCTTTCTTGAAAAGCGATTCATTCGCTCTACATCCGCATGATGATTCTTTTCTATAGCTATCAGCCTTTCTTCTGCTCTAGCCAATGCTATCATTGCGTCGGATAATTTATCTATCTTTTCCTCAATACGATCCAGACGCGAAGTTTGCGTTTCTCGTTCAGCAGCCATACCTACCTCGGTTATTTAATTGATATACCTAAAAACGAACCATCACTGGTTACTACTTCGGTGTCTTCAGGAAGATCTGACTGCTTTGCAATGCTGTCTTCGTAATACAGTATTAAACTATTTTGCTGTCCTATGTATCTCTTCAGGTCTGCTAAATTTAACGATAAATTCTCATAGTGAGGTACACTTATTGCAAAAAATACTATATCGCCGTTTTCCTTCTCAAATCGCAGTAAAAACTCTTCAATATTTTCTGCATTGACCGTATAAAAATATACTGGGTGCACTGTAACACCCTTAGGTTTGGCCTGGATGGGTATAACCTTCTCCACATAGTCTGTCTTAACAACTACTTGTGGTTCGATGGTACTACATGCAACCACACTACTCGTTGCTAGAATTAGGAATAATGTTCTCAATAGGTTTGTCACTAGTATACTCCTCAAGTTCATCAGCTAGCTTCTCTACCGCGGCATTCACTCTTTTCTCGATCATGCCGGGTTTCTGGAGGGCTAACGCTGTTAAATTGTGTCTACGGAACTTACTTATAAGTTCGTCTTGATACTTTTCTGCCTCTTTTGCTCTGACAGATAGCTCTTGCATTCTCACCAAGCTCTCTTGAGCATCCAACTGCAACTGTTGTATCGTAGCCTGATTGGTTTCGGCAACCATACCTAGTCTGGCATTGTTTTCTCTCAATGTTGCTATGGTAGCTTGGCTATCTTGATAGTAGAAGTAACCACCGCCAACCATAGAGCTGAATAATATAACAATGATCAGGAAAGGCATTACACGTTCTCCATTCTATCCATCAGTCTCGACGCACGGTTAGTTACTTGGTTATACCACAAACTGTCCCGTCCTTCAACAGAGGCCTCCAACCAGTCGCCTTCAGCAAGAGCTGAATTGAACTTGCGGAACTTGGACAGACGGGTGCGGCCCATGTTGAACATCATATTGACCACGATCTCTTGAACCTCTCCAGGAAATGCTTCCCATACATCGGGACCATACAACGCGACACATTCGCTAATAGCTAAATCGAGATCGTTTTCGAAACAATCCTTGACTC